TTGTGCCTTGTGGTCCCCAAATAACTGTTACGACCGTGCCGTTAAGAACATCATTTAGCAAAGCTGCATAAAGTGATGGAACGAAAAGTGCTGATGCTTTGAAGGTGTTGGATTGGTTGCCGCTGGCCAAGAAAGCTGGTGTTGGTGCAGTTTGGCAAACGTACTCTTTTATCACTTCTGCTTTAATGTCAGATGTGAAATCCGTTAGAAAGCCGATCGCTGTCCCGCCAACTTGAACGACGGCTAATCTACTTAGGACTGGCGTAGATGTACTCATATTTTTTCACCTCGATTACATGTGGTTACTGTAAAGACCTTTAGCCCTGTAGCAAATCTTTGATTTGCTGCTCAATCTCCGGCACGAATTCGCTAAGATGCTGATTAACCGAGTTAGTGAGGAAAAGTCTCGCAGACATTTTCTTTGTACCAAACTCCACATAATATGCATACGGCGCTGTAGCCTTGACCTTAATTTGAAAATTGCTTGGTTGCTCAATCGCCAAGGTGCTTTTCAAATATCCCGTTCTAACCGGAACCAACGTGTTTGCCGTCGCCAAAATATTCTGAGCTACGTTCATCATTCCAGCAGCAACAGCCTCAGGATATTGCTCACAAAGGCAATCAAAGCAACCCTTCCCAACGTCAAAATTTAACAATTTAACTGAAATCTGAACGCTCAACTAAATCTGTCCTCAAGGTTGGAGTAATGAATTAACGAATTTCGGAGTGTTTTCCATGGAATTTGATTTTTGGCATGAACATGCCTATAAGCGCGTTATGACGCATGTCATATAAGGTATGTCGTAAATAGATATACCCTAACTTGAAGGGCACCCGCAGCCATCACCTTTTCAAAACTGTTTCACAACCGTTTCAGCCAACTATCAAATCACTCAAAGCCCTTTAGGTAAACATAAAGGAGAAGTAAAAAAAATGAACACAAAGAAAATAATCATCATATTAACCGTCGCGGTAATCGCAGCAGCGCTAGTAACCGCTTCAGCATTCATATTCCTATTCATACCCATGACAATAAACTCGAACGCAACGCCACCTGCAACAACAGGAATAAGAGCCCAGGCCACTCCTACAGTTCCATCAACAACCACAACTGCATTAACAATCGATAACGCCACCACAATAGCCCAAAATTACGTGACACAACTAGGCAACTCAAATCTTTCAGTCGCAGAAGTTGACCAATACTCAACTTGCTTCTACGCACGAGTCGTAGAAACAAATACCGGAGCAGGCGCATTCGAACTAACCATAAACAACGTTACAGGAGCAGTCACAGCCGAACAAGGCGCAATGATGGAATGGAACACTAAATACGGAATCTCAAGCAACACGGGCATGATGGGCTACCTGACAACAGGAACAAATGGAGGCATGATGGGCTCAGGCGGTATGATGACCTGGCTCAGAGGAACACCGACAACAACCATGTCAGTTACCGTGGATCAAGCTAAAACTGCGGCACAGCAATTCCTAAACACCAACTACCCAGGAACCACAGTCGGACAAGCGACCACGTTCTACGGATACTACATGATGCAAGTGCTCAAAGGAACCAGCTACTACGGTATGATAACTGTCAACGGACAAACCGGGCAAGTCTTATACTGCTCATGGCTCGGCACTTTCATGAATCGAATGGTTATTGGTTAGGCCATTAAGGGTCTAACCGCTCTTTAGTTTTTTGTGCCTCAGTTTTTTGCACCAGGGTTTTTATTTAAAAAGTGAGGTCAGATTTCTCGACTAAGCTATTTTCGTTACCCTGTGCTCCACAAGAACCTGAGAACCATTTTTGTAGGTCACAACCCAAGAGCTAAATTTGGTCTTAAACTTCTGGTTTGCTGCTCTTTTTTGTTCTGACATTCGCTTCACCTGCCTATTAACTTGAGATGCTGAAGTAAACGGCGTCAACATTGATCATAACGCGCGTCACTTCAGTTGCGTTACTATGAATCGGCTCCCCTGTTACCACATAGTTTGGGTCTTGCAAGTGTATAATGCGGGTAACTTCAGCCTGCAAGGCCTCCAAAGTAGATTCTGCAGTTGCCAAATCAGCCATGCTTTGGCTGACGTTAACCACAATTATGTCGACAACCAGTTTTTCAGTAACCAGGTAACACTCGCGACTAAGCGCATCAACCTGCTTGCTTGGGCTCGCGTTGTAGACAGCTATTTGTAAGGATCCTTTTCCCTGGGTAATTCCAATCGCATCCATCCGAGTTGTAGGCCACAAAATATTTGCAACAGCATTGGGACTTGATAGCCCCCAATTTTCCTGCAGCAACTCCGAAACCGCTAAAGCCTGATTAACTGACATGTATTTTTCTCCGTTTTTCGATCAACACTATCCCTTGCAGACTTCCGATTTGTTCGACAACTGTTCTTGACATAGAGTTTCACAAAAATCCTTATTTCCATGATCCGCATTATGGGACGGAACTTGTTGAACTAAGAGAGGTGACAAGATGCTATCTCGTGATTGTGATGGATGCGAACAACTGCATGTTTGTCAAAAAATCTATGTCAGTGCACAAAGACACGACAAAGTTTATTGTCCAAACGGCACCGCACACCTAGTCGATTAGTTGACATCTAAGCTTTTCTCCGCTTTCTACTACCGAAATAATAAAGAATCCAACCTATCACGAAAAGCGCCATAGCAACTGGAATAAGCAGAAGCCTCAGTTTTCGCTTTGCCATTCCTAACGCCACCGTCCCCTGTAATGTGGAACTTCATTTCGTAGGCGGGCTTGAGCGCTTACTGCTCCAGTTGAAAGATTCGCTATATTTCGGGTGAAGCTTTCTTGGAAGCTTTGTACTGCGTTTTGAAATGAGAATTTTCCAACGGTGCCTTTAGTTATGAATAGGTCGCCAAGCTTGTAATCTGCCGCGCCCAATAGCATTCCGCCGCTTGCCGCAACTAAAACGGCAATGCATGCAAGGTCTAGTGCGGCTAACTGAGCAAAGGGGTAACGCGGATCCGTTGATGTTACACTGGGCGCGAAGCTGCCTATGTAAGTGTTGGCGTGGTCAACGTATGCTTGAACGCTGTTGTTTGAAACGGAAAGCCCGTAAACAAGATAATTGCTGTTTCCATCAGGTCCGGTCGCATTTAGAAAGCCGATAACTTCTTCTAGCGAAGTGAAAGCTGGATAAGTTGACATGAAAAGCCTCCGTGAATTGGTTAATTTGAAGCCGGCTTTACGGTTCCAGACTTAAAAAACTGGAGCAAACAAATAATCGTTTAACTGGTTGAGTAGCCCGTGGATTTGCATACGCAGAAGCCGTTTGCGACGTAGGGTGTTTTGCGGTAGCTTGTGAACGGGATAATTTTGCGCAGCCTTTTCTGGATGTCGATGTCTGTTGTGATTTCTTGTTTGGTTACCATGAACCCCATTGGTGCGTAGTTGTTGTTTGGGTTTTGGCCGTCGCTGATGCCGTAAACTATGCCTGCTGGAACAAGATTGCTGACTAAAAGCGTCCATATGCCGAGTTTTTGTTCAACTTCATTGGTAAGTGGGTTGGTGACTTCGCGGAATAAGTTGGGGTAAGGCAAGTTGCGCAGGGATTCTTCTTGGATCGGGTTGATTGCGATGTATTTCATTATGAAGTTGTGTTGTTTTATGAGTCGGTTCATTTTGTTTAGGTCTTCAAGGCCTACGCCGCCGCTAACTGTGATGGTTGTGCCTGTGACGCTGATTGTGTTTCCGGTGCCTGCAAAAGAGTTGCCGTTCGCTGCTCCCGCGCCATCTATTGCGGTCCAGCTGTCTAGCTCTATTTGGTACATTGTGCGGAAGGCCAGACGCATCATTTGAGTGTCAACTACGCCGAGTTCGAAGTCAGTGATCATTTCTATGGGGATTTCAACCTCTTCGCCGTAAGTATCAGGGGTGATGCTGACGCTTGTCAGTGGAGTGAAATCTAGCACTGCGGGCGCTGCGATGCCTTTTCTTTGAATGCCGATTGCGACGTTGCCTGCTTCTTTTACGTAAGTTCGGGTGCGTCCTTTGATGATTGGGTCAGGAACAAACAGCTTTGCAAAAATCATGGCGTTGGTTGCCATCTGCAGGATTTTTTGATGTAGCTCTGGGTATTGAATGGCTGGGCTATCATCCATTGTTACTTGATCTGGTGCAAAACTCATTTCTTGATTTCTCCTTTATTTTTTATTTAGAATTTCTCGACTTGACGAGTCCAAACTTGAAAGATTGGAGTTAGGGAATTACTATTGCTTGGCCGCCGTTAGAAGCGCCTGTGTCACATAGGCAGTGTTTGGTCGTTGGGGTGTTGTTGGTTACTCCTACTCCGCCTGCAGCTGAGATTACTAGGTCTCCTGGGTTGATTGTGCCGCTGGCTGTGATTCTGGCTTTTACTTTGCCAGTCATTACTGTGCAGATTTTGCCCGCTGCTGCGCCGACTTTAACGATGCCTACCCATTCTTGTGCTCCTGTGGTTGGGGAAACCGTGCTTGGTCCGCTAATGTAGACAAACTGTCCAGCTGTGACGCCGCCGGTGCCTGCAATAAACGAGAGATCGGTTGAAGACGGCTGTTGTACGAGAGGGCCTGAATTTTCAAATGACATTTTACTGCATGCCTCCTTGTGTTACCTGGGCGTCAAAAGTTCGTTTCTTTTGTGCGGCTGCTGCAAGCTCTTTGAAGTAAGGCGGCACCGCGACCATCCCTGGCTGAGCCTTCTGTGGTTCTAAATGCTCGTTTAGGATTCCTGCGACTCCTTTTCCGGGCGTCCGTTGCTTTAGTGCTTGTTTTATGGTTTCGTCGACTTTAGCTGCTATTGCGGCGGTTTCCAGTTTGACTGCTTCTCTTGCGGCTTCGACTGCTTTTGTTATCGCTTCGGCTGAGGCTTTGTTGCATGCTTCTGACAGGTTGTTTGCGTGCTTTTCCATCATTGCCTTTATGGCTTCTGCGTCTAAGGGTTGATTTGTTGACAATCTTTTCTCCTCCGAATTTTTGTTTTCGTTTTTTTGGTTAGCTCCCTTTTGGGAGTGTTCCTGGGAATTACAGCTTAAACAACTAAGGCTCAAAGCGTTCGCACATAGCCCGCAGGGCGCTTTTTGCTGCAGGGTTAGCGCTTTTCTGATGGCTTCTTGTTGGTCTGCTTTCATGGCAGCCGCAAAGCCAACGGGCTTAAACTTGGCGTGCTCGTAGGCGCCAATTGAAACAATGCTTAATTCCACGAGGTGTGGACGTCGCATTATTTCCCAAGCGCCTCGGCAAATATGGACCAAATTCATTTGGTCGTCTCTTGAGCGGGATCCACATAAGCTGCAGTAGGCTTCTCCTAGAATCCGTGGGCTAACGCTGTTGACGTATTCTCGCTCGATTTTTGCAAGCAGTTCCTCGTCGCCGCT